TTATGGCAAGCCGCCGTAAGGTCTGCGTGAGTATGACCGCAACGGTATGTGGGCGGATTTGTCGATTCGCTGTAATAAAGCGCGTACCCGCAGCAGCCGCAAACCACTTTCCCGGACAGAAGATAATCACGCTTTTTCATGTTTTTGCGGCTTTGCGAACGGATTTTTTGCACTTCCTCGAATACCTCTTTCGATATAATCGCAGGGCGTTTGTCGGGGATTATAATCCACTCGCTCGGCGGCGTGTGATACTTGCGCCCGCTTTCGTCTTGGTAAGTTCTCCCCGCGATGTAAACGCCTGTGTACTGCTCGTTTTTGAGGATTTCCCGTACACGCAAGGTCGGCCAGTGATACGTCGGTTGAATGATAAACCCTCCGGCGAGTTTGAAATATTCGCCCGGCGGTAAATGCCGCGCCTCTTGGAGTTTCTCGGCAATGTCGCGAACCGTATAGCCCTGCAAAGCCAAATCAAAAACAAACTTAACGACTTCGGCGGCGGTTTCGTCAACCTCAAACGCCTTGTCGGAATTTATGCGATAGCCGTATAGCGCGGCGGCGGGTTTCCTGTCGCCGCTCTCGATTCTGTCGTAGAGTTTCTTGGCGTGGGCGCTGCGCTCCCTGTCGTGTGACAGAGCCTCTTTAGGGGATTTTAGGATTTCTTGTACCCTTTCAAAATCCTCTTGGCTCACGATGGGCGGGTGACTGTCGGGAATGACAATCCATTCCGACTTGTCCTTTTCTATCATCGTTTTTGAGCCGATACGGGAGGTTTCGCGCTTTCCGGCGACATAGGTTCCCGTGTATTGCTCGTTCGTAAGGATTCGCCATATTGCCCGCGTAGCCCAATTAAACTCCGGCGTGATGTCCTTGCCCTTGTTCAGATACCCGTATTCCCTCGGAGCAAAGCGGCGGTCGGCGAACAATTTATCACGGATTTGCGCCGTAGTCTTGCCGTCAAGAGCCATGCTGAAAATCTCGCGGACAACCTCGGCGGCGGTCGGGTCGGGTTCCCACTTGCCATAGCCGGGGGAACCGGGTTCATCATTTTTGCGGTAGCCGTAAACCGCCCCGCCGACGATGTGTTCGCCGTTCTTCATTAAAATGTGCTTCGCGCTCTTGACCTTTTTTGAAAGGTCTGCGCTATAATATTCGTTCATCAAGAATTTGAACGCGACATCCAGACCGCCCGTGCCGTCCTTGTAATCGCTTGAATCGAAGCGGTCGCCTACGGCGACGAAACGCACACGGTACAGCGGAAACACCTTTTCGATGTAATACCCGCTTTCAAAAGCGTTGCGGGCGAACCTCGAAAAATCCTTGACGACGATGCAATTTATTCTCCCGCACCGCACAAGCTCTATCATTTCTTGGAAGCCGGGGCGTTCTACGTTCGTTCCCGTGTAACCATTATCCACGAACTCCAACACCTGCGCGCCCGGTAAGTCCATATCCTCTATATGGCTGTCCAGCAAGAGCCGCTGATTGGGTATGCTGAGGCTTTCCGAAACCGCGTCGTCTTGGGAGAGCCGGATATATTTCGCGATTACATACTCATTCATCCTCCGCGCCCTCCTTGTTGTATACGGGTTCGTCCAGAAAACTGAACTTCACCTCAATGCGCCCATCGGGGTAGACCATAATTCTGTCTACCAGCCTGCCAACAATCTCCGCTGTCAGGTCTGAAACCTGCTCCAATCGCTGTACGTTCTTATGGGCTTGGGCGAACGCAGCTTCACGCCCCGCGCGGGTATGGATTTCTTCGCGAAGCTGCTTTATCCGCTCGGTGAGTGACGCTATCTTAACCTCGTAAACCGATTTCATATCCTTGTATTCGGCATCGGAAATATCGCCGCTCACAAGGCTTTCATACAGCCCTTCAAGGAATCGCTTGTTCCTGTCGAACTCTGACTGAGCGGAAGCCAATTCCTTTTTGGAATCGTCGGCGTCCGAGGCTTCGACCGACGAGGGCGATAGAATCTTTGCCAAATGCGGCTCGTACTCGCGGAGCAGTTTCAACATCTCGGCTTTCAGCGCGGATTCGGTCATTTTCATGCCCTGACAAGCCTTTGGCGAGTATTGAAGCCGCGTGTTGCACTTATACCCGTACCACTTCTCCCCGCCGCGCTTGCGAGCCATAACGTACCCGCAATGGCCGCAGAACACTTTCCCGGCAAAGACGTTCTCCGTCATGGGAATTTTGTAATACGGTTCTCTCTTGGGGTCAGGCTTAACGAGAGTTTGCTGCACCGTGTCAAACAATTCGCGGTTGATGATGGCTTCGTGGGTATCTTCCACGATAACCCATTCGCCTTGCGGAACTTGCGCAATTGCGTTGTTGACGGTCTTGTGCTTGCCTTGAACCATATCGCCGCAATACATTCTGTTCCGCAGGATTTCGCTGATAGCCCCCTGTCCCCACCATAACTTATTTACCCCTACTTCTTTGCCGCTTGCCAGACCTATTGAGTGGAAGTACCGTCTTGGCGGCAAAATATCGCTCGCGTTGAGCCAATCGAGAATCGACCTGTGCGAATGGCCGTCAGCCGCCATTTCAAATATCTGCCAAACGATGGGAGCGGCGTAGCTGTCAACGACGAGCTTATGGCAGTCGCCGGGGCTTTTGAAATAGCCGTAAGGGGCGACACCGCCTACGAAGTTGCCTTTGCGGACATTCATCTGAACGATTGCCTTAACCTTGCGGCTCGCGTCCAAAGCGTAGGCTTCGTTTATCATGTTCTTCAGACTGAGCATGATGCCGCCGCTCTGCCCGTCCGCGCTGTCGTAATCGTCCGTGACCGCGACGTACCGAACGCCTATCGACGGGAAGTGCCGTTCGATATAATACCCTGCGTCAATGGCGTTTCTGCCGAGCCGGGACAAATCTTTCGTGATACAGCAGTTGATTCTGCCGCTTTCCATGTCGGCAATCATGCGGAGGAACGCGGGGCGTTCAAACGATTGACCGCTATGCCCGTTGTCGATATAACACTCCCGCAGTTCGATGTCACTCTGTCCGGCGATAAACGAGTTGATAATCGCCTGTTGGTTTTCGATGGATTCGCCTTTGTTCTTCCTGTCAACTACCGACAAGCGGATATACGCGCCCGCGTAGAACATGGGCTTTTGAACCTCACGCACGGGGGCGGTTTCAATGTTTTTTCTGCTTTTCCTTGCCATTTAGACCGCCTCCTTCGCGAAGAACTCTACCGCGTTGTCGTACTCGAACTGATAGTTAAAGTTGATTTCTATTTCGGATTTGCCGAGTACGCGGATGCTGTGGATAAGGTGCGCCACCATTTTACGGTCGATGGTTTCAAGGCTCTGGAACTTGGTGAAATGCCCCGTCCACGCCAACCGTTCATGCTTGCAAGAAAGCACGGTTTCTATCTCGTTCCGCAACCCCGCGTTGGCCGCCGTGAGCTTGTCGCTGTCTGCCGCGTATTTCGCTTTGAGTGCTTTATGCTCGTCTTTGGTAAGGTTGCCGTTTATCATGTTCTCGTAGAGGCTCGCCTTGTATTCCCTGATTTTGTCAAGCCTGCGCTCGTTTTCGGCAATTTGCCCGGCGAGCCTGTCGGCAAGCTCTCTCGCTATGCGCGTGGCGTCAAGACCCGCGATGAGCGTTTCGAGCGACGCTATATTGGTGACGTGAGCCTTGATGTTGCCGAGAACGCACTCAATCAAGTCACTCTCCTTTAACATGACAGACCCGGCGCAGCCATTCTTCTTCCCGGTCGGACACCAATAGTAATAATGCTTGGTGTCCTTGTACGGCACGGTTTTCCGGGTCATGCGGTTTCCGCAGCAGCCGCACACGAGTATGCCGGAGAACAGGTACACCTTGTCGCCTTTCGGCGCGGTGCGGGTGTCAAGCCGCATAATCTTCTGCACGAGGTCGAAATTGTGCCGCATGATGATTGGCTCGTGCGCGTCCTCGCACCTGTGCCATTCTTCTTCCGGCCTCTGCACCAATTCTTTCAGTTTGTACGTCGGTGTGCCGGATTTGCCTTGAATCAGCGTACCTGTATAGGTTTCGTCGCCGAGTATGCGTATTATAGTCGTGGCACACCACTTTGCGCCGCTCCTGTCCGCGTAGCCGCCCTTGGGGTGCGGAAGCCCACGGTCTTTCTTGTATTCCAAAGGCGACAACACGCCGCGCTCGTTCAGCGTCAAGGCGATACGGGCCGCGCTATAGCCCTCTATCTTCATACGGAAGATGTCGCGGACGATTTCGCAGGCATAGTCGTCGATGACGAGTTGGTTGCGGTCGTTGCCGTCCTTTTTGTAACCGTAGACCGGGCAAGCTCCCGTGTAATCGCCGTTGGCGCGTTTCACTTCGAGCGCGGAGCGGGTCTTGATGGAAATGTCGCGGCAGTATTCGTCGTTCAGAATGGACTTCACGGACACGAAAAGCCCGTCCGTGCTGTCGTTCAGCGTATCAATGTTGTCCGTGATGGCGATGAAGCGAACGCCGAACGCGGGGAATATGCGTCGCAGATAACGCCCTGTTTCAATCCTGTCCCTGCCGAGGCGGGATAAATCCTTCGCTATCACGCAATTCGCGCCGCCGTCCTGAATGAACGCCATCATAGCGTTGAACGAGGGGCGGTCAAAAACGATACCCGATACCCCGTCGTCCACGAACTCAGACACCGCTTCAATCTCCGGGTGGTTTTTGAGGTATTCCTCGATGAGCTTGCGCTGGTTCGCCACGCTGTCGCTCTCGTTCTTTTCAATTTTCTTGCCGTTCTCGTCTTTCTTATCGTCGGCATCCGACAGCCTGATGTAGACCGCCGCTTTGTAGGTTATCTGTTTTTCCATAATGCACCTCTTGTAATTTACTTTCCGCAAATACAAGGGCGCGGGTTGTTGCTATCCAACAACAATTATAGCCCCGGTATTACGGGAAAGTCGATTTCGCCGAACGGCTTTGCGATGTTGCTGTCACAGCGCCATCGACCGCAAACATTCCTCGAAGGTCGCGCCGTTCTTGGGGTGTTTCGCCGTGACCGTAATGCCGCAGCATTT